TGGCTTGCAGATTTTTATGCCAACGGTGTTCAGGGAAAATACAAAGCTAGTATTAAAAAAGCTGCACAAGAAAATAATAAAAACAAGAAAGATAAAAAGGAGAAGAAAGATGTATAGATACATAGGCGTAGAAAAAGACACTCCAGATTTTCCAAGAGTATGGGGTGAAGGTAAGACACACATTGAAGCTAGATTAAATTGTGAGATAGCTTTAAGAGAAAAACTTTTAGGTAAGATAGAGAGAGGTTGTTCTGAAATCTTTGCTCAACCTGAAAGATACATAGTAAAAGAAGATAAAGAGAAAAAGAAAATAAGAAAAGACGGTTGGGTCATCTAACCAAACTAGCCAAGGCGATCAGAAATGGTCGCCTTAAAAAAATCCTAAAATCCTTTCTAAAAGAACTAGCGACACAGCCCCCACCGTGCCTAATAATACCCAATAGATTTTGTCTATCTTACCACCCAAATCGTGAATTCCATCATGCATGTGTTTCATGTCTTTTTTTATCCCTGTTATATATCCGTATATAGAGAGTAAATGTTCTCTAGTAGTTTTGGGTTTTAATTTATCTCCATTAGGCATTATGCAAATCCTCTGTTTCTTCTAATAAGTTCTTTATCCTCTTCACGTAAAAAAGCATTTTCAGTTCTAGTTAGTCCATTCTCCGTTAATTGTGCCTCTCGCAAGATGTTTTGACCTTGAGTAATTGTTTGATCATTAGGCATAGCTGAGGTAACAGATACAGGTAATGGAGGTGTTTGTATTTCTTCTATTAAATATTCGTTTATGTTAATTTGAAAAGGTTCACCTAAATTTAATTGTCTTAATTCATTTCTTATTTCAATTAAAGATGGAAAAGACTCTATAAAAGCATCATCCTCTCCCAACTCATTAGCAATTTCTCTAAATCTTTTTCGTATTTCATCAGAGGGAAAGAAAGGATCAAACCTACCTCTTTGTAAATCATTAAAAGTTTCACTACTAATTTGTCTATCACTAAAAGATCTTCTTAATTCATTGTTTTCTACTCCCAAAATTTCGGCAGCATTTATGTCATTAAACATATTTTGTTGGACATCAAACTTAGCTTTATTTGATAAAACATATCTTTTAATAACATCATTAGGATCAACAGGTCCTCCTCTTAATAAACCAAAATAACCCCCTGTAAATTCTCTTCTAGCATTTCTAATACCTCTTTGATACCCAGCTATTTTAAAATTCATAGATCTTAAAGGATCTACTTTGATAGGTCTTAATCCCATAAAACCCGCTACCTCAGATCCTACATCTAATACCTGACCAGTTTTTGTTGGTGACTCTGTTGCAGCTTGAGCCAATCTTACAAATTGTTTATATGAAGGAGCTAATGCATTTCCTAAATGTAAAAATCTAATTGCAGCTTTATCACCCGCGGGTGTTTGTTCAGTATATAATCTTCTACCATCTTTAGTTATACCACCTCGAACAGTTAGATCTCCCACTGCTTCTGTCCAAATAGATTCAGAAATAAATGGATTCATTATTTCTGCGCCAGCTTCATTAACACCACTTACAAAGCTACTTAATATTTGTTGATCGTTCATTTGACCATCTTGAATATTATTTAAAACTGTTCTTAAAGGTCTTGCTATAACATCATAGGCATTGCTGTGACTAAAATCTATATATCTTAATTCACCATCGTCATCTTTTATAGGAATTAATGTAGAGTTTTTAGACCATTCAGGCACAAATCTTCTAAGAGCATCTAACTCATCTTGAGATATATCGTACATGGCCTTAGCTCCTTCAGTTAAAGCAACTGGTACGCCTGTTGTAAACGTGGCCATTCCTAATAATCTTTTAAAACCATCACCATAAAATGGATTATTATTTTTAACTGTTCTAGTAGTTCCATCTTCTAACACCTCTATAATAACAGGGCTAAGGTTAGACCCCCTAACAGTTACACCTGCTTCAGGTATGTGTTTCATTTGTTTTAAACCAAGCTCTGCAATATTGGTTGTAGTTCTAATCATCTCAGATGGAAAAGACATAAAATTACCCACGGGAAATAATCTAGCTGTTCTAACAGCGGATCCAACAAAAGAATAGTTAGGCACTGTATTTTTTACAATATCAGCCGCTTGTTCTTTTAAAAATCTTTCATATGTTGCTGGATCGTATGCAACTTTTTGTCCTGTAAATATATTTGTAAGCGTATCACCTTCTTTTAATCCCTGTTCTCCTGCTTGTTTTGCATAACCTCTTGCTAGTTTTTGTCTTTCCACAATAAAATTTGTAATTTTAAAAGCATCATCTTCAGCTACATATTTACCTTGAGCAAACTGTCCAATTTTTTTTAATTTAGACATCATAGGACTTAAGATAGTGTCTACATTAGCTGTTTGTTCACCAAATCTAATATCCCGCAATAATGCTTTTAAATCTCCTATCTGCACTTGTGAATTTACTACACCTAAATCTATTAGTTCTCTGTATGCCTCTAATTGTTTAGCATCTGGAGCGCCTAATTTTAATAATCCAGATTTTTCTATACCCTCTTTAAATGCACCTGTATAAAAGCTTGGTTCAAATAAGTTACCGTTGGCGCCAGCAAAACCAAATGCACTTATAAAATTACGTATGTGAGTAGGAACGGAAAGAACAGTTTTAGCTAACTGAGATACCCCTTTTGGAAATAATAATAAATTTCTATACATCCAACTAGCTACAGCCTCAGCTCCTTCTTTGCCTTCACCTCTTACAAAACCTTGAAGTCCATCGGCTATATTATTAGCATTTTTTATTCCTTCTGCTATTTCTGCGGTTGTAAATTTATTTGCTAAAGGGTTTACAATTTTTCCACCCCCAGGTAATTTAGATATTATAGGATCTAAAGGAACTAACTCTATGCCTGTCTCTCTAGAATTTAATGCATCCTCTCCAGCTTTTGCGCTGTTCCAAAAAAATCCTCTGCCTCCAGCTGCTTGCACTTCATCATTTTTAGCAGCCACACTGGAAAGATAAGCTGCGTTTCTGGCCACAGCAGATAAATTAGTTATGCCATTAAAAATAGAGTATCTTGGATCAGATATTTCACCAAACAATTCTCTAATTTCTTTAGGTGGTAAACTAGTTCCATCAATTACATCTTTTACAAATTGAGCACCAGGTTTACCTTCCATAGTTTTATTAACGAATTCATTAAATCCTAATGGTTTAGGTTTACGACCTTTGCTAGCAGCTCTTATTAGTCCATCTACTTGTACTTTAGCTTCTTGTAGATATTTATTACCACTTGCTTTAAATGCTGTGTCTCCTTGTTCTTTAGCTATTTCTTTTCTAAAAAAAGTAACTGCATTTTCATAAGCCTCATCTGTTGGTTGATATCTTTGAAAAAACTTAAAGATACCTTTACCTTGATCTTCAAAAATTCTATATGTTCCGCCTATCCAACCAGTTACTCTATTACTCATAAGAGCTTGTAATTCTTTTTGACCTTTGCTTAATTTGGAACCAGCAGCATTGTTATCTAATATACCAATTAATTTTACAAACTCTTCTCTAGCATTATTCAAACCACCAACAATAACTTGCCTGGAATCTGTGGACACGTTGCTTTTTTTCATGCCCTCTAAAAGTTCATCTAATTTTTTTGCATCAACACCTTCTCTTAAATTTCCTCCAAATAATATTTCATTTAATCTTTTTAAAAATTTTTCTTTTTCAGTTCTTACAGATTTATTAAACATAGATTGTGTTTCAGGAAATATATTATCAACTTCTCTTGTAATATTATCTACGAGTTCTTTTGCTCTATTACTATCTATAGATCGCATAGCTCCTTTTTTAACTTCAGCTTCAAATAATTCTTGTGTTAGACTACCTCTTGGACTAAAGGGAGCTCTTATATATTTATCTAACCATCGCGCAAATTTAGAATTACTGTATGCTAGATCTTTTCCTCTATTGGCTAATAATTTGGCTGACTTACCTACACCATATACAAAAGGTGTTATTAACAAAGACTCTGAACCAAACTTTACTCTGTTCATTAATTTTCTAGCAGCGTCCTCTCTTCCAAAATCTTCTTCTCTATCTAATTTAGTTGGTCCACCTCCTAGCATATCTCCAAAGGTTCCAATATCTTCTACGTCCGCAACAAAAGCTTCTCCCGCAGCTCCACCAAAAACTCCCGCTGCAAATCTTGGAACTCTAGATTTTGCATTTAAATCCTTAGCTTTATTTAATGCTGTCATTAAAGGAGCACCTCTTAAATTAGCATACGCATTTGCTTTTTTTGCTCTAATAGCTTTTGCAGTAAGATTTCTAGCCATTTTATTGGCTACTTTAAAACCAATAGCACCAGGAACTCCTATTTGAACTATAGCTTCAGTTAATTTACCGATGGCTCTTTCTTCCGCTACTTCTTCAAAAGGATTTAATTTATCAAAAAATTGTTCTACATCAGCAGCAGTTTCAGTGCCTGCTCCTAAATCAATTAACTCTGCGCCTAAAGAAACAACTCCTTCAGGTATTTTTAAAAGACCCGACGCTATACCAGCTGCCGCTGCTGTATACCATGATGTATCATTATTTTCTTCTGCGGTGTTAAGAGGTAGGAACTCTGCCATATAATTACTCCCCTATATCGTATGTCTCAAATGAACCACTGGGTAGTTTAGAAAAACTTTCAGATTGTTTTTTAAATCTTTCTTTTTTCTGTTTCTCTGCTTCTACAGTTCCTGGAAATGCACTATAAGGATTATCTGGTTTAATTTTCTTTTCTTTTACCTTTTTAGGATCTTTTACTTCTGGAGCAGGTTTTTCAAAAGTATCAATATTTATTACCTCATAGCTATACTCACCTTCTGTATCTCTCCTTAATCTTTTAAAGTTACCATCATTAACATCGTAATAAACTTTTCCTATGTTTTTCTTTTTCTTTTTCTTCTCAAGATCACCGTGTATACCACTTGCTAGTCCTGCATTCATAGAACCAAATTTTTCAGTCATTTTAGATTGAATTTTTTCATTTTCGTATTTAGCTCTGTTACCAGCCTGGACACTGTTGCCCTCATACTGATCTATATAATCTTTTGTTGTAAAAGACTCAAGTGCCTTTTTTTGTTCGTCTAGCATTTTTAATTCAAAGTTTTCTCTTCTTTTAATTTTCTGAAGTTCAAAAGCTCTACCTTGATCGATTAATCTTTGTTCAGCCGCTAGTCGGTCTCTCTCATCTAATTTTTGAAGTTTTCTAGCTTTATCTGCGATCGCTTGATCGTATTCTTTTTTATCCTCATCTCTCAGTCTATTATAAGCTCTCTCATCATTTAAATACTTAACTTGGTTTTCTTGGCTTAAGTCTAATTTTTTTAGATCAAATGTTTTTTGCTCTGCTCTTTCACCTGCACCTATGCCTAGTTTAGTTCCAGCTAATCTTAGGTCTCTTTTAAAAGCAGCTTCTTTATCTAGTCTTTCCAATAAAGCTTTATTAGCAGGGCCTAATCTACCTATGAGATCTGAAAAACTTGTAGCTTGAGCTATATCTGGTCCAGCGGTTAATAAAAAAGTAGTAGCAGGGTCTAATGCTCCGTAGTCTCCAACTCCTTTTTGTAATTCTGCAATATATTCTTCTGTAGTTTTAGGCGTGCCTACCATCTCATCTATATCTATGTTTTCATAAACTAAATCAGGGTATTTTCTAGATTGGGGTAATGGATTCGCTAAATTTATACCTTGTTCAGTGACACCCATTGCACCTTTCATAGCTGCAGTGCTGCCTGGTAAAAAACCTTCTCGCGCTTGCACTCTATCTGTAATACCAGACATAATACCAACACCGACGTTACCACCTTTTCTAAACATTGGTCTTTTAAAAGTTCTACTCATTACGAATTTAATGTTCCTGGTTGATTAAATGCTCTGTATATCCCGGCTAATGTTGCACCTGTTCCAAGAGCTGTTGATAGAGGACTTGGACTAGGCGCTGTTATCTGAGTTGTTTGACCTGGATATCCAGCTATTAAACCTGTTACACCACTACCATAAGCTTGAGCAGCACCTAATGGTTGGTTTAATTGTTGTTGAGCCAACTGTTGTTGAGCTGCTAATTGAGCTTGTCTTTGTGCTTGGTTTGCTGCACCAAGGGTTGATAAAGATCCTATGTCTTGACCTAAGAAAGATTGTTGCGCTCTACCTAATCCTAACTGATTAGCTGCTAAGGATTGTTGATTTAAAAATGCTTGTTGAGCTAAATTTTGAGCTTCACCAAAACCTTGTTGTAATAATTGTGCTTGTAATGCTGCACGGTTCCTGTCGCTTGCACTTTGATACTCTGCCCTTTGAACACCTTCTCTACCACCACCAAGAACACCTTGGCCTACAGCTTGAGCAGCAATGTTAGGTATGCCTTTTGCTGCTTGAACATCAAATTCTTGTAATGTAGCATCTACAACATCTCTTTGATATGGAGACATAAATGCTTGATAAGCACTTGGTCCCGTTAATGCTCCAGCCGCAGCCTGTTGTGCAGATGCAGATTGTAAGAATGGTTGATACGCTCCCAAACCTTGTGTAGCTAATTGTTGTGCTTGAGCCTGTAAAGGATCTTGAGCAGCTACAAACTGTGGACCAAATACTTTAGAAAGATCGGCTGCCTTAAGTTGACCTGTAGCAGTTCCTAAATTTTCTAAAAATGTTTTACCTGCCGCTTCAATAAACGGTGCGGGTAATATACGTTGTGTAGTTTCTTCAGCCATTATGCTACCTTACTCTCTAAATTTTTCATTTGATCATACATTCTTTGTGCTCCCTTTTCAATGCTGCCATTACCAGCACCTCTAACAGCATCAGCTGTCATTACAAATTCATTTTTACTTAACATAGCTGGTACATCATCAGCTCTTTCTTTTATACCCACTGGTACAAAACCACCTTCATCTCTGTAATCTCTCTCCATAACTCCAGCTTGATTAGTTCTCATTATACCTGTAGGCATGCCCCCAGCAGCTAATCCTTTTTTCTTTTTTTCAATAAGTTTTTTAATTTTTTCAAGATCAGGTTTAAATGGTTTTTGTTTCATAGGGATTTTAGTCTTAGCTTCATCTCTGTTTTCAGCTAGCATTTTTAATATCTCAGATTTATACATTTCTTTTGTACCAGGATTTCCTACAGAAGCTCTTTCAAGATCAGACTTAGGTTCTCTTAACACGTCATTAAACATGTATTTTTTCGGACCGTCTTTTAAACCTATACGACCACCGTTAGCTGCCATTTGTTTTTGTTCTGCAACTTCTCTTTGTTTCATCATATTTTCATACATTTTTTTCAGCTGCTCTTGGTTCATAAATTTATCTACATTACTCTTGTCCTGCAGAAATTGTTTAAAAGTATAACCACCCTTATCAAAACCTATACGACCACCGTTAGCTTTTTTCTCCATTAAATATTCTTTTTGTAATTGCATTCTATATTTGTCACCATAAAATTCTGGAGGCAGTTCACCAGTTTTTTTCATGTATTCATTTTCATAATCTGTAACTTTTTGATCTATTATTTTAGATATATCTGCATTCTCAGACAGAACTCCAAAGGTTCCAGAAACCTCACCACTACCGTTTGAAAACCCAACTCTACCACCCGTGGCGTCATATTCACGAGTGTTAACATCTACAAATTCTTGTACCTCTGTATCAGATGCGTCTTGATTAGTGGCTCTGTAATATTGTGCCAAGTAAGCAGACAAGGCGTCTTTATCTTGAGTTATAGCTTCTACTTCTTCTTTAGATTTGCCTTGAGATAAAAGATAAGTTGCTATGCTTGTTCCTATTCCAAGTTTGCCACCAGTTCCTAATTTACTAAAAAAATTACTAAAGATACCTTCTTTTCCTACAGCATCAGGTACCCCTGGTGTACCAAACAACGTTGCACCCACGGCACTTTTTATGCCAGGGGATAAAAAACCTTTCATTCCTAAAGCTCCTCCGGGTAAACCAAAAGCTCCTATACCCAAAATAGCTGCTTTACCCAAAGGTGATTTAACGAACTTTTTAACACCTTTACCTATGCTTTTTACTAAGCTTCCTAATCCGTATAGTTGTCTGGGTTCCTGCATCCGTGATATTGCCATAATGTTGTCTAAATTTAAGTTAAAGGCAGGCGTACTAATCCTGAAATATCACACTTTATTTGATTTTTTTACTATCGTCAACAGGTTTTAAGTTGTC